GACCCTGATTATACGGGTGAACTTAAGGTCTGCTTATTTAATCTCGGATCAGTTCCGTTCGAAATTAAACAAGGGGAAAGAATTGCTCAGTTGATTTTAGAGAAGTGTTCGACACCTCTTATACAGGAAGTAAATGAGTTACAAAAAACTATGCGCGCGAACCGAGGTTTTGGGTCTACGGGGGCGTTATAATTAATTATTAGTTACCGAATGCGACACCACCCATACCATTCTTAATCCTGAGAATGTTATAGTTGACACCGTATGCGCGAATAACCTTAACACCTTTTCCAGTACCTGTAGCATCTGAATTTGGTCCGTCTATGGTTATTTTTGCGGAATCAATACGCGAAAAGTTGAGTGAACCTGTTGGTTGTGATTTATTCATCGTAAGACAGAATGGCCATGTTTTGACTGGTTCCATGTCGAGTACATCTGGGAGTATGGAACAGTGTCTCGTTGGAACAACTTTTTGGTGGTATACGTTCGACATGTTTTCGGAAAGTGTTGTACCGTTAATGTACAAAGTTGCACTCTGGAACGTATATTTTGTTTCTGGTGTAGTTGCAGAATTACCGTCATTACTCGCGGCGATGTGAACGGCCTTGACTGGGTGGTTAAAGTACGAAAGGTCAACCGAGGTATCATCTTTACTCATGGGCTGGTACTGTGTTTGTGTAATGAGAATTTCGTGTTCGTTATTCGTGAAAAATTCGCGCTCGGCCGTGTCGAGGAACACATACGAAGCGTAAGCTTTTATGCTTGGTAGGTTGAAGTTTGTTTTACTTCTAAATTTAACTCTGACTTCAACCTCGTGGTACTGAAGCGCGACGAGTGGTAAGGATTTGGTCCAGTCTTCACTGAAAAAGAATGGGATAACGTACGCATCTGTGCATTTATTTGCACCTCCATCGGATGTACCTGTAGCAGCGGAAGCATTTGCCTGAGATTCGTTATAGAGAACGTTATGAACACCAGCAACAAAAAGGGAATCCAATTTGCATACTTCTTGACCGCCGATCCAAAGCGAGAAATCGGTTACTGATGTGTCGTCATTTGAAAAGAGACCTGTAGTACTCACACCTTGCATGTTAATACCTGTACCTTCAAGCCAAACATAGCTTAAAAGATCTCCTTTGGAAGTGATTGGAATCTTAATTTCATTACCCTTACTCGCCGACCCGATAAAATCGAGACGTTCTGGTTTTATAGAGAAGTTGGTATGACGTTTATAGTTTTGTCTGAAAAATGAGACTTGTGGGTCGCCTGTGATGTACACATCTTGTGCACCTACTGATACTAGATCGATCAAAGCAGCTGACATATTTTACTAATATAGTATATTAAAAAAATCGAGCGATAACGTAATAAGAAAAATGGTCGTCTTTCAGGCACTTACCTGGGAAACTGAAGACAAAGATGACAAACATTTAGTACATATATTCGGTAAGACACAGAGTGGTAAATCTATATGTCTCACTACACACTTTTCTCCTTATTTTTTTATTAAATTACCTACTGATGGTTACGATAAACGTGCTGAGTTATATTACGATAGTATTAAACAGGCGTGCCCTGGTCTAAAAATGAGTTACGATATACAGTCTTCTATGGATGTTTGGGGATTTCAGAATAGTAAAAAATTTTATTTTATGAAACTTAATTTTGATACACTCGCGAATCGTCGAAAGGTTGGGTATACTCTGAAAAGGCCCTTGAAAATGTATGAATGGGTATTTAATATTGTAAACGATCAAGAAATCGGACAATGGAAATATACTGGTGAAGAGATAAAATTGAAACTTTACGAGTCTAATTTGGATCCGGTACTTAGATTAATGCATACAACTGGTATTCAGTCAACTGGGTGGTTAGATTCTGGAAGTGATTGTATTGATTCAAATTTTGCAAATACTGATATTGATATAACATGTAATAATTGGAAAATTTTGAAACCAGTCGATAAATCCGAAACTGCACCTTTTGTAGTTGCATCTCTTGATATTGAATGTAATAGCTCGACTGGTAAATTTCCTGATGCTGAGATATTAGGTGATTGTTGTTTTCAAATCGCAGTTTCGCTATGTTCTTTTGGTAGCGATGTTCCTTATAACAAAACCTGTTTTTGTTATAAAAAAACAGATAGTGAACTCGAAGGGTGTACCATTCTAAGTTATGAATCTGAACGTAAAATGTTAGAAGCGTTTAGTGAATATATGGTAGAAATGGATATAGATATAATAACCGGTTGGAACATATTTGGTTTTGATATGAATTATATTATGACACGAGCTGATATGGTTAGGTGTTCCCCTGAATTTTATGAAATGAGTAAGCTTAAGGGTAATACGTGTGAGATGAAAGTTAAAAAACTGTCTTCGAGTGCACTTGGTGATAATGAACTTAAATTATTACCTATACCCGGTCGTTTCATTTTTGATATGTTTCACGAGGTTAAAAAGGGGTATAAACTTGATTCGTATAAACTCGATAACGTTTCTAAATTATATTTGGGTGATCAAAAGATTGATATGCCTGTCAAAGAAATGTTTGCTCGTTTTAGAGAGGGGGACCCTATAAAACTACGCGAGGTTGCAGAATATTGTATAAAAGATACTTTACTTCCGCATAAATTGCTTTCTAAATTATGTACACTTATAAATCTTCTTGAAATGGCAAAAGCGACATGGGTCCCGTTATGTTATTTAGTCGAGAGAGGACAACAGATTAAAGTGTTTAGTCAGTTAACTAAAAAAGCGAGAGAAATGGGATACCTTGTTCCTACTATAGAATGGGGACAGGGTCTCGTAGATGGGTATGAAGGTGCAACTGTATTGGAGGCACAAAAGGGTGCGTATTACACACCGATAACTGCCCTTGATTTTGAAGCCTTGTACCCATCTATAATGGTTGGACACAATTTGTGTTATTCTACTTTGATAATGGATCCTGTATATGAAAATAAAAAATTATACCCTGATTTAGAGATTGAAACGTTTGGAAAATATAAATTCGTACAAAATGTACCGAGTCTTATACCAAGTATATTAACAGAACTGAAACAGTTTAGAAAACAAGCTAAAAAAGATATGGCTAATTCGACGGGGTCTTTGAAAGAGATGTATAACGGTAAACAATTGGCTTATAAGATTTCAATGAATTCTGTATATGGTTTTACCGGTGCTTCTAAAGGTATATTACCATGTGTACCTATAGCATCTTCAACAACAATGAAAGGACGTATGATGATTGAAGATACAAAGAATTACGTTGAAAAACATTACCCGGGTGCAAAGGTAAGGTACGGTGATACTGATTCTGTTATGGTTGAATTTGACGTCGGTGAACGTAAAGGTGAGGAGGCTATTAAATATAGTTGGGAACTTGGAGAACGCGCGGCAGAGGAGTGTACAAAACTTTTTAAGAAACCAAATAATCTCGAACTTGAAAAGGTGTATTATCCGTATTTTTTATATTCAAAGAAAAGGTATGCTGCAAAACTGTGGACACAAGGTAAAGATGGTAAAATGAATATGGATTATATAGATGTGAAAGGTCTTCAACTTGTTCGTCGTGATAATACTCCTTATATGCGTGAAGTTTCCAAAGAGTTACTCGATGTTATATTAGAAAGTAACGATACGACTACACCTAAAGCTTTAGCTCTACAACGGGCTGTAGAGTTATTAGAAGGTGACGTACCTAATGAAAAGCTTATACTTTCGCAACAATTGGGTGATTCGTATAAGTCGGATAATTTACCACACGTACAGGTTCGTAATAAGATGCGTGATAGACAACCTGGTTCTGAGCCACAGTCTGGTGATAGAGTTCCTTATGTTTTATGTAAAACTTGGGACCCTAGAGCAAAAGCGTATGAGAAAGCCGAAGATCCGAAATATGCAGCTGATAATAAAATGGATATAGATTACCCTTATTATTTTCTTAATAAATTTATTAACCCTATATGTGACCTTATAGAGCCATTGTTTGATAATCCAAAGGAAGAAATATTTGGTGAACTCATAACACGCTCTAAACCTGAAAAACGGAATAAATTATGTGATTACGATCCTAAACAGAAACGTATATCAGACATTTTTAAACTTAAAAAATAAGCTATATTGTATTATAAGAATATGGATATTACAACTTTTTCACAAACGATCGAGGTTTTTGAAAAAAACATGAAAAACCTAATAAAATACGAGCTTATTCATATGTATCGTAAAATATCTGAAAAATACAAAATACCATTTGAAGAACTTATTAAAAAATGTGAATATGTATATAAAAATGAAGATGTACCATTCCCAAAAATGTTAGATATAAGAGAAACTGCACGAATTGAGTTCAGGTTAAGTAATTCTATCCATAATACAGCTATAGAAAGACTTGATATCATAAAATGTAAAACGATTGAACGTTTATCACAAGAAAGAAAAGGTCTTATTAATATATCATCTTGTTTAGAGTACATAGTTGATACGCATACCCGAGATTCTGGGTGTAACAAATTGTGTTGTGGTATATCAAATAATGGTAAAATATGTATGAAATCTGCTAAATGGACAGTGGGTTTGTATAAATTTTGTAAAAGTCATGCAAAAAGTTTAAAGATTGATGACGTCCCTGTTATATCCAATTGGACTAAAGTTCAATACAAAGGTAATGATAGTAGCTCATCTAATAATACATCGGATGATGAATGTTTACCACTACCTATTACAAAAACCGTTTTTAAATAAACTTAAAGTTAAATTAATAAAAATATATAAGATGAATAAATCAGATATATTATTAACGTCTATAGATAGTTTTTATAAAGAATCTAAAAATAAAGATATATTAAAACAGATACTAAACAAATCGGGTGGTATTTCTTTGAGAAACCTTGAATGGTTCATAACAAATTATTCTAAAAAAAATAATTTAATGTACAAAACTAACGATGGAAAAATTTTTAGTGTTCATTGTGCTTATAAATCGAGTTTAGATGGTTATAGTAAAAAGTTATTTGATCCTTTTTGTAGAACAGATAAGATTAGTTACATGATACCGGGTACATCTGATGAAATTCATACAACTGTTGCACAGTTAAATTTCATAAGATGGTGTATAAAAAATAATATAATCGAGTACATAAAAAATAATAAAAATAAGTTATTTAATAAACACGACTAATATACCCGTTTTCAAACGTATATGTTTGGTAACCTACGTAATAAATGTGTAAATTGTAGTCGTCGGTTAAACCATTTACCATTTTAATATCTAAAACAGTTCTATTAGATTGTAACTGACTAAAATCTAAGCTTCCCGATGGTTCCACATTTATCGGATTCATCGAGAATGCAAACGTGTATATATTTCGTAAAGGTCTTGCTAATCGAGACAATAACGGTACTGTATATTTATAGTATTTATGATCAGTATCTTTAAAACCTGGTATATCTTCCCCATTTACAAAAATTTTAGCACTTGACATCGGAGGATTATAAAATTCATTAATAATTGAATATGTATCTTGTGTAGATAAATTATATCTATTATGGAAGTAGTATTTATTATTATCAGTTGAATTATCAAAACCTGGCCCCCTTGATATAGATTCGTTTTCGAATAAAGTTTTTCTAAAAAACCAGTTAACTGATTTAACCGGTATTTTAGGTACAAGTTCTATTTTTGTATTAGAAACACCTGAATTTACAAGTAGAGAAGGATGTTTTTGTACTATATCTGTAATGAGAGTTTGTTTTTCATTTTTTAAATACATACGTTCTGTATTTTCAATTGTAATTTCCTCGGTAATAATGTTAAAACTGCTCAGTGATAAAGTAGAAGTATCGTCAGTAAAGAAATTTTGTGGGAAAAATTCAATATCAAATTGTATTTTTTGTTTATGTATAGCACACGTCGGAAAATAGGGTCTATTTGGTTTATTAGTTTCATATTCATCATTCTCGTATTTTCTTGAAAAAAATAAAGGTATTGGAATAAAAACTTTTGACTTCTGTGTCGCCAAACTCTTATTCAATACAGCCGTACTCTGTGCTAAATTCCTGTTGATAGTGTATCTTAAAGTTCTTTTTTCCGATTCGTCTAAATAAAGTTCATCATGAATTATACCCCAATCTGCGTGAAACTTTTCAATAACGAGTTCGTCTACGCGCATAGTCACCGACTTTATAACGTGACGACCAATTTGGTCAGAAAAGTTAAAATTAGAATTAGAAACCGCTGGTAAATCAAACGAAATGTACATATTTGATAATAGATCACCCATATTTCTTGGGTTAAGTGTTACGCTAACATTTTGATTAAACGGCCAATTTGCTGAAGCATCGGATGGTTTATTAACAATAGTACTTTTATGAAATTTTGTAAAATTAGAATGTCTTTTACTTTTATTTTTAAAAAAAGATTTAGTCTGATCATTTTCTATCAAATACGTATCCTGTTTACCTATCGCATTCAGTGATATTATAGACCCTGTATTTGGACCACTGGTATCGCACATACTACTTATTATATATAATTTTTTAAATGGAGTTATACACGATCATTTGTCTATTTTTAAAATTTTTGGACACATATCTGTGCAAACTTTGATACCAAAATAACATATCTTTTGTTGTTAACGACAAAGAATTAGCTGTTATATTTTTAGTTTTACCTATCTCTCTTAAAAGTAATTGTCTTTTACTTGGTTTTTTAAGGGTTGTAAAACAGGAAAAACATACACGTTTCAATACATTTCCATAAAACTTATAATACGTTTCATTGTTGTATAACCAGATTGGGTTAATACGTCTATATTTCCTAATAAGTTCTCGAACCTCATAATTATTCGATTTAATATAAGGCTTCAAAGGTGCGTTACAATTGAAACAAAATCCTTTACAATTAATGTACATAAAAGATACATTTATTATTCTTTTATGTATTATAATGAAATTATACAACCCGATGGAACTCATTGTGTAGGTATAAATTATGAAGAAGAAAGACCTTCTATATTAGAAGTGTTACCTAATCCCGAAATTCAACAACAAGTACGACAACCTGATTATCAAATATTTGAACCGAATATTGTATATTGGTTAAATTTGTTTATTATTATAATTAGTGCATATTATTCACTTCTATATGATAACATGATATCTATATCTAATTGTATTGCATGTGTATTACCATTACATAGTGTTCAAAATAACAATCTGTACGGTATTATCGTGTACACTGTGTATATTATGTTTGCTATGCTGTTAACAACATTTTTGGGTATATATGAATATTTATGGTATTATGTTATTTGTAATTCTATAATTATATGTATTTTTATAACCTCAGTTGCGAAATATATAATATATATTAGGAATCAAACCCAAACCCAAAATGAACATGTTGTATGAACAAAAAGATTTAGATATTGCTCTAGGTTTATATAAAAACCAAGAAGAAAAGTGTGAACGTTTTGCGAGAAGTATTCATAAACTTAGAGAGTCTCGTAAAAAGTACGATGATAAAAGAGAAAAGAGTAAAATAAAGTTTATAGAAGTAGTCCCGGAAAATATAATTCACAATAGAACAAAAACTGTCATATGCTGTGCGAAAACAATGTCTGGAAAAAGGTGTACATTTAAAGCATCTTGTGGAAAATATTGTAAAAAACATTCTTCTAAAAATTAAATATATTGTAATAGTAAATGTTAGACCAGGAAACACTCAGACCTGTTATAATAGGGATGGCTCTTTACCTCGCTATTTCTCAAATAGTTCCAGAAATTTTAAAAAAACCAACTAATATTAAATTTATAGACGATATTGTCGCCATGCTTATAGCCCAAAAGGGATCACTCACTTCCGGAGCTATTTTGACCGGTATGATTATTCTTATTACCAATTACATTAACGACGAATTCTTGTAATACATTTTCTTTACAAGTCAACATACGAGTTTTCGGATGGTCCATATACCTTAATTTCTTGTTATATGCATCTTCCATAAATTTTATTAGCTGGTCTACATTGGGTTTGCCCCATTCCATACCAGCTTTGTATAAAAAATCATCTTTAGGTAATTTCTGGAGTTCACAGTTTATCGTATAAGGCGTTTCTATATATTCTGATGCACCTCCATAATCTGTTATAATAACTGGTTTATTTCTTACAGCTGCTTCTACTGCACCCATACCTACACCTTCTGACGATGAAAAACTTATATAACAATCGGATTTATTGTGTATATCTTCCATATATTCATCTGATAAAAGATCATTAATAATAGTAACATTTGGTATATTGACTTTAAACGGGTATTTACACGTTGCTTTAACAATTAATCGAGTATCAGGTTTATTTAATCGTATAAAACATTCTAATATTTTATTAAAATTCTTACGCGGATCGTATACATTACCTATATGATAAAATGTATAAGGTCTCTTATCAGGTATATGTGCATGCAATACGTAAAAATGTTTAGATGGGAACTGTCGTTTAAATATTTTTTTGCAATATTCACTTGGTACAGCAATTTTATCAAATAAATCGAAAAGCTTACCATAATCTTCATGAACCGTCTCGGTCTCACAGACGGTCATACACGTAACATTTTTTATTTTTCTTTTAATTTCAGGTATTTTATCCAACCAATATTTTATAGGAAGTGCGAATATAAAAGCACTATCAGATTCGGGTATATCTTCTTGTATCTGAATATATTTAGTATATCCAACTTCAGGAAAGATATCCATATATTTTTTACAATGTTGTCCAATTCCACTCAGGGGAGTTGGACC